TGGGGAGTGGGTTTTCCCCCACTTCTCATGTTTTTGCATTAACTTGCAAGTCCGTTTGATATTTGTTCTATAATATCATTCCGTCGTTTCTACTCACATAGTTCATGAAATAATTGAATTTATTCAATTAATTTTTTTAATATAAATTTGACTTTTACTCAAGGTCAACTTCATATTTAGGCTTAGTACTTTCATATTGTAAGGCACTAAACCCCCTTACTTTTTTGAATCTACCCCTTTGTATGTTGTTCAACTGGTTGTACTCGTACAATTTATTCAAAAAATCGTCGTTAGATATTCAAGTATCTTCCGAAGTTTCTATTAAAATTCTTGAAAACCCCCTTTTATACGTTTGTCTCTACTAATGTTATGCAACTGTTTTGCTTGACCTCTTAGCTATATTTCACTCCCTTTTATTTGGGAGTTTCTATTATTGTGAATACACAGAATTCACTCTAACTATATTTTAATAAAACAATAAAACAAAATAAAAATCTGTTATATTTCTTACATTTAAAAGCTGTTTAGGGACTATGAACCCTTAATCTTCGTAAGGAGCTTTTCATATTTAAGTAATTTTTAACGTGCTAGTTATTATTACTTTTATAATATACTATTTGGCCGCTTATATTGACACTACAGTCTATAAGTTTATTATATTATAATTATTCTTACCGGACAGAGGAGCCTGTTCGCAACCCTTCTTGGTACTTAACTGAATCCGGAAAAAACTCTCCACCAGTGAAAAAGCTGTTCTCTTAATACTTTTAAAATCTAAAACTCTCTCAATCATGGCTACAATTAACGAAAATACGATTTTACGATGTCCAGAGCGCCTGGCAAATGATGTGGCAGCCCCACAAATTGATGAACAAGTCATAGCTTGTTCAAAACCCACCTATGCAAAATCTCAATACCACAATATTGAGTATCAACTTGGAAACCGTTTAGATGCACTTCCTTTGGAATTGTATTTAAATATCCAATCGTATCTTGAAAGATATATACCAGATGTGACTGATTACTATAATGTAAGTCTCGGTATAACCAATATTAAAATGCCGACTGTTAACCAATTGAACCGCCTCTATTTACTACGTATTAGAGTATCCGATTTCGAGTATCCATTACTCATACGCAACAATCTATTTAAGATGGTTGAACAATTACCTATGGAAATTCCAGCTTCACACCCTGATCACGAATCAGCATTTCTTGAAATGATGTTTGATGAGGGTGTCAGAAGATATACACATCTCGCTGAAATTAAAAATCATGTCATTCTTATGAAAAATTGTAAATCTCATAAACTTTTTAGATCAACTATGATCCAACTAGAAGATTTCTTCCTTCATAATAATAATGAATCATCAGATCATATGTATGGGAATTTTTCAGAAGCACCGTCTTCACATTTCTATGGTCATTTTAACACCTACAGCCCACGAGGTAAGCGTACACGCATTATCTCATGGGAATCCAATGTTTCTAATAATTTCGAATATTATAATTATGATCGACGACCGTATATCTGTCGCCCTCATCATTATAATAATATTTTTGACGATATTACTGTTACAAGCAAACATTATCCTACAAAGAAATCTCATATTTCTAAATTAAAAAGGAAATTATATGTATCATGTGTTAAATTAAAAAATAAAAAAACAAAAAAAAAAATATTTAATGTTAATCTTCAAATTCAATCGGATACTAACAATGAAAGTACCAGTTATAGTAATTTTTATACATCGTATTTTGCTAATCTTCTTGATAGAAAAATTTATGAGCATATTGCTGGCTGGGACGCTGATTACATCCCAAAATTGATTGATGATATAATGACATTTGTGTTCATGTCAACACAAAATATTGAAGGATGGACCCGAACTGATATTATTTATCAAGCTGTACGTATTTTTCTAAAGTGTAGATACAATGAATCAACGGGAAAAATCTTATTTACACGCTTCACTACTTATATTATGGGCTTATTTAATGGTTTTGTAGTCCAAAGTGACATTCTTGGTTCTGCAAGAGATTTCTTGAATAGTTACAAAAATATCAACGAAAGCCCTATTGTACTTAAATTGTACAAATGTTGTACATATTTATTATCAATGTCTATCTTTGAAAAGATGGGAATTTCTTTTGATAGTTTAGGTTACACTAAGTTGGAAGAAGTCACTCTTAAAAAGAAATTTTATAAGAAGACTGATTTTGTATACGTAATTTGTGATACAATCCTTTTTGTGCTAGAAAGGGGTTACCAAGTTTATAAAACCGGAGATGTTTTTTGTTTGTTTCATTCAGGTGGGACCTATAAAGAGATATTTGATGATTGTCGTCTATTAGAAAGACAATTTCAACAGTTACACAATCCTGAGGCTAATGGCTTCACAGAATCTTGTTTTCGAGCGAGATTAGATTCTGTTATAGAGAAACTCGAGAATATTAATAAACATAGTTTTCGTTTAGATCGAACTGATGTTATCATTGTCAAAAATGCTTTGAATGATATGTTAATGATGCGTGACGATCTCAATACAAAATCTGCAGCTAGGTCCAACCGTAAAGCTCCATTTGGCTTACTAATATTTGGTGATTCTGGTATTGGGAAAACAACTATAACATCCATGTTGAGTACATTTTTTGCTAAACATGAAAAACTGCCCGCTGGACCCGAATTTAGATATACAGTTAATCCTGCTGCTAAATACTGGGATGGTTTTTTAACCTCAC